AACATAAAGATCCACAGCCCCACTAACTAAATCGTCAAATACGTCCACTGGAAGTTCACAAGGTGTGTTCGTAAGTATGCTAAATGGTCTTGGCTGTTTATAATAAATAACACGAATTGCCTACGGATCTGTATACTGGTCGTGTATAAGTGTGATCGTTGGCGTTTGATCTTTAAGTTGATTTATTACAACCAATGGATTCCTAAGAATTCTAAGACTGTTATTTGGTGTTTCAAGCACTTTCCACAAATCATTCTGCGATATTGATATGTTTGACAAAATACCTGATCCCTAAGATTTGCCTTTAAGCTAAAAAGATTTTGCTACGTTAGTAACACTTCTGATGTACATCTAAAAATCATTAGGTAATTTAAATGTCAGAGATCTAGATGTATCTGCCAACGCACCTACGATATTATCAGTTTTATCTTGATCAGCATCCTTTATTATATCTATACTAGCCAGCAACGGTTGAAGTATCTTATCGAACCTTGCTTGTATCTTAGTACCAGAAGGAATACTGTCAAGACTTCTATATATTTCGTGTACATATTTATCTTGATACTAGTTTAAATACGCATAGATAGTATCTGTATCAAGCTTTTCACTCAGCTCTGTTGCTGGTATCATGGTATGAAGTCGTCTTTCGAATTCAATACCTAATTGTCTTGTTTCATCTATAGTCATGCTTCAAGTCCCCTTGTATTTATTTTAGTACCAAGTCTTTGCGATTCAACGTTTTCAAGAGCGAATACTATAGCCAAACTTACTAATTCTTCTGCCATAGAATCACTGCACTCAAAAGTAGCGCTGTTATTAAAAGAAGTATTGTTTGCATTTGTAAATTTTTCAGGCTGTTTAATATATTCCAGATGGATATATTCAAACTAATTATGCTCAACCGGATCTTTAACTATATACAATTCACCGTTTTCAATAAAACATAAAGGCGTTTTTACCCAAGGTTTATTGTATATTGTTTCAAAGAATTTCTTGGCGATGTCGTGATTTATTATCTTAGCTACAACAAGCTTAGGTTTCATATCATCAGTTTTTAATGTTGTACCAACAAAGTATAAAAAATCATTGGGCAGATCGCACGACTTAACGTTGTCTGCAACATCTGTATCTCCAAGAGAATTGTCATATGTAGATATAAGCCCTTGTAGATCTGATATAGATTTGATATCTGTTTCAAATCCAGATCTGCGTATGTTGTTACCTGTAATCTTTTGAGCAATTAAAGCAAGATAAGCCTTGTCCAGAATGGTAGCGATTTCATAATCTGTTAACGATGGATATGACGAAGTAACATTTGCCTTGTCATATTCTATCAGGAATTTAGTTTTTATTTCGTTATACGCCATATCTCGTAGTGATTAAATCACTTATTATTAGTTTCGTTAATGATTGAAAGTCTCAGGTCTTGGTTCTTCTTGTTATCAAGGTATGCGATTGCATCATCTAATGAATCAGCAAACATGTCAGATCCGTAGAAGTAATGCGTCTTATCCTTACGAATAACGCCTTTTGCAATAGCTTCTTCCAAGATAAATTCGGTCTCCTTGCTGTTATTGTTAACCCACTTTTCAAAGAAGCGCTTAGGCTGTTTGTCTACAATATTAAACAAAGTAGATTCAACAAGTTCGTTAGACATACGATCAGCCTTAACACCAAACAGGCGCAGACATTTACGCATTTGCTCAAGAGTAAGTTTATCAAACTCTTTAATAGCATCTCTACGAACTTTATTAATCTTATTAGCTTCTACGGCTTCTGCTTCGCGGTTTATCAACAGATAATCTTTACCTGCAGTAAGTTTGTCAAGTGACGTAGCTACACGCTTGTGGCCACTCAAAAACTTAATAATCATCTCTTGACGTGGAATTGAATCGTCAAGTATCAAACCTCTAGACCCAACCTTTACACAGAAATTAGTCCAGAAATCACTTGTACGCGCAAGATGACCTTCTTCGTAACCTAAAACTTTTTCGTAATATTTCTCTTCCTCGGGAGTAAGTCCCGTATATATCGACCCAGACCGTGTGAAATAAGGAGCAATATAATCAAAGCAAGCCTTATACTTAACCAATCCAGCCCAGGGATTCTTCTTCTTAATCTTTAATTCAACTACCATAATTGCTTAGTATGTTGTGTACCGACAGGGGGCGTGTATGCCCCCGTCGAATACATATATCTTTAATTGTTAAATTCAAATACCGTTGTTCTCAATTTCGGTATCTTCAGCGTCGCAGTACAGAATACCACAAGACAGCGGGTTGCGGAGCATGATACCCTCCTCACCGAGGAAGTGCACCTGATAACCGTCACGGCTGTTAGAACGCATAGTGTTAATGTTGTTAGCGTAACCGCTGGGCAGTACAGAACCACCAGTGCACCACTGAACAAACTCACGACCCTTACGACAAACCTTTACAACGTTTGCTTGACCGTCGCGCTGACCCAGGTCAACGAACAGGAACGTGTAAGACATAAGGGGTTTACCAGTCAGCGGGTGAAGTTGACGGAACAGCTCCATGTTATCGAACAGAGCGCAACGCTTCAGCGTAAGCTCAATGCCGTTCGTCATCTTATAAGTAGTGAACTGACCACCGAGAGTCAGGTTCTGACCGCTACCAGTTACAAATACAGTGTCAATGAGGTTGAAGCTAGCAACCTTCTCCTTCAGGATACGATCGAACTCACGAATACCCATCTCACCAGTCAGAGCCATGAACTTACGCTCATTGGTACCGAGCAGATTGTAGCAGAGATCGAAGAGATAATCCTCGAGCAGTTCTGCGGTCAGAGTGGTGTAGTAACGAACGTTAGCAGGAGAAATCTGCTCGAACAGACCAGACATCTTAGCAACAGGACGTCCGTTTGTACCCTTCAAATTGTAAGTACCGTCAGCCTGACGATTTGACTTACCGAACAGCAGTTCCTTCTCCTCACGCTTCTTCCACTCACGAAGAGCAATCCAGTACTGATAGTCAGACCACAGATAAGAAGTCTTACCGGTCTCAGGATCCTTGAGGGCAATAGCCAGAACCGTAGAATATGCATCACCAGTGATATCATAGGTCAGACGGAGAGTCTGCAACTGGTTGCGCATCTTAAACGGAGTCTGGTAGTTGATGATATCAGCCTCATCACTGTACTCCTCGTAAGCAGAACCCATGCGGCTTACCTGACGACCAGGAAGCAGGAGCTCACCAGGAATATAGGCAGCATTTGAGCTGTCAACAACATAACACTCATATACCCAAGCGCTACCATCCTGATAAGGCATGCCGCTGATACGAACTTGGAATTTGTAATCATCGAAGCTGAGGATTGCGCCGGGGCCAAACCAACGCTCTTCGAGAGCGAGGTAGATAGGAGCACCATTCTGACCAGCTGCAATAGAGCTATAGTTGGCAGAGGTGATCTCCTGACCGTTGAACTTAGCCCAACGAATATTAACAGCGTGATCGCTGTCAATCATTACAGACCACTCAAATTCGCGATTGTCAATAATCATAGTCTTGCCCAGACCACCAGTGATCAAATCGATAGCGGTAGAAACACCGTCATCCTTAGTACCGAATACCAGTGAAAGCAGACCAGATACCTCATGGGGCCTGGTCAGCAGGGCGTTAGAAATCATGTTTTCATCAACCAGGTCAGCGAAACGACGTCCGCGATAGAGCTGGAGATTATTAAGTAAACTATTTGTCATATGTTTTAATTAATTAAAAAAGACCTGACGCAAGGTCTACTACTGATTTTTGTTTTTCTTGATCGACATTATACGTCGTGTGATTTTTTGTATTATGTCTTAACATTTTTCTAAGTTTTTCAGCAGCGGATGATTCACCATCTTTCTTTGCGTTAGAGATGAGAGCATCAGCCTTCATTGTGAAGTAAGCTGACTCAATAAGATTCTTTGATAAGTTTTGATTAAAATCTTTTTGATACTGTGACATACCAGTTTGATCAACCTTAAAGATATAATCAAACAAGGCTTTCCTATCCTCCTTTGGAATAGCGATTCCTCGTACATCAGTAAGGTTATTGATATCTTTAGTCACAGACTCAAAGAATGCTCTAGATTGAGCTTCTTGCTGCCTAGCATACTCTTCTTGTTGTTGTGCAGCATATTCAGCTTCTTGCTTCCTAATAGCCTTCAATCTTTCAAGAGCATCCTCAGACTCTTCATAAAGCATATCGGCATCTTCATATCGATTGATTCGCTTGTTGATTTGATCATCGGTATAGCCGTCATGCTTAAGTAATTCTCTAACTACTGCTTTTTGATTCGATTCATCTTCCATGTCAATAGAATCGAGCGTAAGACTTTCCTTTTGTACACTATAAAAATCTTCAAACTTACCGCCGTTCTTGACATACTCATCGAGCTGTTGTATACGCTCATCAGCGTATTCTGGAACAGAATTCTGTCTTACTGTCTCTGTAAGATAATCTGTAAGATCTTGTACAGTAAGAGGTCTGTCTTTCTCATCTATATCAGACATATTCCAACCAAGAGACTCGCCAACCGCGTCAAAGAGGAGGCTTACTTGCTGTGCTTCTATTACATCAGCATTTGTAGGCTCGTCGTCCTCAGGTTGTGTTTCATCTTCTGGTTGTTCTACGTTGTTCATTTGGTTAAGAACATCCTTTGGAATCTGGCTATCGTCATCATTTACATCGACAGCATCATCATCCTTCTTGCCCTCCTCAGTATTCACTGGCGGAACTTTATCATCGTCATCTTCTTCAAGCGGTGTATCTTGCTGCATAAGGTCATCAATATTAGATATACCTTCACCTTGTTCAGCATTGCTATAGATATTGCCAAGAATATCATCAAAACCGCTCGGTATAGTATTCTTTTTCTTTGCCATATTGCAATATGTTATTTCTTGGAGTTCTTATATTTTTTGAGCTCATTGTAAACTTTTATTGTGTCGTATATAAAATATACAGCTGTACACGAAAGAGCTACACAGAGCCCTATTAGAATTCCTGTTATTAAGTCCATTTTATTTTATTCGCAGTTCATTCTGCGTATATGTTTCTTATTTCTTTTACGTTGTTCTTTTTTGGTAAATCCTTCTTTGGATTTATCATCTTCGTTT